AAATACTTTGGCAGTCCTACACAGGAAATCATATAAGTAACCTTAATAACTACATTGGCACTTCTGGAACTACGTATGGCACACACACTTCAAGAGCAGCCCTTACCGATTATGGTGGACATACCCATACGCACACAACTTATTATGTTAAGAATGCCGCTAACATAGTCGATGTCACTTATGGTGGACAACGCTATTTGTATGACATTGGTGGTTGGGGTTTTTCTGATGGTGGAACAGGTAAACCATCTGGTAGTTTTAACATCACGAATCTTCCAGGTGGGGGCTTTACTACACATGTTGATACTGGCTTGGGCATTAGGTTGTTTTGTCATTATTCAAACACAAACACAGCTCACAGATGTACAGCAGACCATAACTACAATGGTTATGCACGTTTTGAAAACAACTTCCCAGGTAGTGGTATTGGTGCTAATTGGGCTAGTAACTCCTACGGAACTAAACTTTGGGGATGTTATCTTGACCCAGGAGACAAGCCATCTAGCTTATATCCTTCAAGTCTAACGCTGAAGTTTATTGGTGGGAATGCAGCAGGTACAGCAGCTTACTATATTCACTAGAGGATAATAAGTAATGGAATGGGATATCGAAAAGGTTAAGCGAGAGAACTTACAACAGTATGATTCTTTTGGCAGACCTATCCCTAGAGGTTTAAAGATAATTCCTACAATTAATAACAACGATGAAGCTATCTATGACGTAAGAAACCCACATGGTAATATAGGTTACACAGAAATAGTTCAAGCACAAAATAGAGAACGTGACGCTAACCTACTATTCTTTACTATGCATGGTGATTTGATTCCTATGAACTGGGTAGAGTGGCAATGGGATTTAGTCTATGAAAGATACCACAATAATGAGACTGCTGTTGTAGGTTCTAAAAACCCTATGGTACAAGCTAGTTTTCAACCTCTATGGGATGCTCGTTGTGAGTTAAATGAAAGATTCAAACTCAGTACATCTAACCCAGAATTTAATAGTGTTTACGGCAAGCTTAGTAAAACACTAGACCCTAACAAAACATACAATGAGAGTAGATAATGGCACTACCAGCTAGTGGTACTATATCACTAAACCAATGTCACATAGAATTAGGAGCTTCAAGTGGCTCTGCAGTTTCAATGAATGACTCTGATATGAGATCTTTGGCAGGAGTATCTTCTGGTGCTATATCGTTGTCAAACTTTCATGGTAAGGCTAACGAACTTGTTTTTGCTGCAGCTTTTGGTCCACAGAATGGATATAAATACCAAGCAAATATAACTGTTTCTTCTATTTCTGGCTTTAGTTCAGGTATGACTCTTAGAATACCGTCCGATACATATATACAAGGTGGTAGTAGTGGCAACGCTTTAATAATAGATATACCATGTACTATAATTAATGAAGGTCGTATAATTGGAAAAGGTGGTAAGGGTGGATCGTATGGATACCCCTCTTTTATGAATCCTTCTAGTGGGGGCAATGGTGAAACAGCTATTAATGTAACTTCAAGCGGTGTTACAATAATAAATCAAAGTTCTGGCTTTATTGCAGGTGGCGGTGGTGGTGGTGCTGTTGGCTATGATAACTCAGGAACTCACGGATCTGCTCACTACGTAAACGCAGGAGGAGGTGGCGGTGCTGGGGGCGGTCTAGGTGGTCGTGGTGGCGCAACTGGTGTTGGTGGTGGTTCTGCAGGAAATGTAAATGGAACTGGGGGCAATGGTACTGGTAATGGTTCTGACGCAGTGGGTGGTCTAGGTGGAGGCGCTGGCGGTGGCGGTGATAGCATCTTGAATTATGCAAACAACAATGGGGGCGTTGGCGGTGGAGGTGGCGGCAAAATCCTTCCAGGAGTTGGCGGTGGTAATGGACTAAGCGGAACAACTGCAAACGGTGGATCTGCAGGAGCAGCAGGTAATGGTGTTGGTGGTGGTGTAACTAATGTTAGTGGCGGTGGCGGTGGATGGGGAGCATCTGGTGGGGCTGGTCAAGGTGGATACTTTCTTGGTTCAGGTGGAGCAGCTATAACAGGAACATCAAGAACACTTGTAAATAATGGTACAATTTACGGATCAACATAATGACTAAATTTCTTTATGCACAAAAATATTACGAAACAGAAACAGAGGTTGCTAATGCTGCCTCAAAAATAAAAGTAGAATTAGATACTCTTCCAACAAAATGGTGTGTTGTTAAACCTTCTATAAAACAAACAACATTAGTTATTGATGGCGAAACTATTGTTGCCCATGAGTATGGTGACGCATTAAATGATACACAAATTTTATCTTTAGATGATTCTGACACAAGATATAATGTGTATGCAGTACATGATGGTGACAATCATACAAACTTATCACGCGCTGAAGCTGGTATTATAGTTAGTAATATTAAAACTTCTTATGCTAGATGGTTAGAGGTAAATAACTATTATGATAAGGAAAAAGCAATACCTATAACAAACGAGGATATGTCTGGTTATGTCTAATATTACACCAGAAGAATTAGAAGCCATGCTAGATCGCGCAGCAAAGCGTGGTGCTAAGATGGCATTGCGTGAAGTAGGACTGCATGATGACGATGCTCGTAAAGACATAACAGAAATGCGTAACTTACTAGAAGCATGGCGTGATACACGTAAAGGTGTGTGGTCAACTATGGTTAAGATGTCAACAGTAGCAGTAATAACATTCATTGCCGCATCACTTTGGATGCAAATAGGGAAATAAGATATGGCTAATAAATTCGCAGGATTCACTAATGAGTCAATGGAAAAGAAGATACTCCCATCACTGGGCTACACAGGGGCAATGGATAGAGATTCCATAAATAAGTTTCTTGCAGCTAGCCCTGCAGCAGCAGCCAAGATGGGCAAATACACTATGGCAGCTAGGCAGATGGTTGAGGGTAAACGTGTTAATGCTGTTTTTGGAGGATTGTTTGGTGGACCTAAATTTGGTACACAGGAATATAAAGACCTGACAGCAAAGACAGCAAAAGCAGCATCGCAAAGACAAGCAGATAAAAAAACTATGGAAGAGGGTAACATAGCTCAAAGAAGGGCTGTTATGGAAAGACAGGCAGCAGATCGTGCTGACCCAAACAAAACGCCTGACATGTTAGCAACACAATATACACAGAATGATTTTATTAGGGGTATTAATTCAGGGGGTAGTGGAGAATCAGCACCTGCTGTACAAGCATCTCCTGTAGTTAATCCTCAAGGTTTTGATGGTACTGCCCCTGACGGTAGTCCTCAAACACTTATAGCTGGTCCTGCTACTAAAGAAGGAACATTTAATAATACAGCCGCACAGGGTATGCCAAGTGGTGGTGACATGACTGCTCAAATAGCGAAAGATCCTACTGGCCCTACAACTGTAGCTGCTGTACAAGCTAACGATAACGATGCAGCTAATATAGCTGAGAATACAGGACAGGCAGGAACAGCTACACAAGCTGGTGTAACTACAGCAGGAACAGCAACACAAGCAGCTACCCCTGTCACAACACCAGCTAATACAATGACAGCAGCACAATCACAAACTACAATGCAAAACGCCTTGGCAGGTATGACTGGCGCACAGGGTCAGGTAAGTGCTGATTCATTAATGAATGCTGCACAGATGGACCCTAATACTGCTGCATCTCTACAGCTACAAGCAGCACAACTGGGACAAGCACAAACAGTACAAGCTCCTAACCCTTTACAGGTTACACAAGATCAACTTATAGACGGATCTGCTGTAAATCAAGGACAGGTAGATGCTACCCTAGCAAAAGCTGAAGCTGCTCTTGTACAAGATGAGATGGCTAGTTTAATGCAAGACTTTCAGGGTGGTAAAACACCTGTGTGGGCAGCAGGAGCTATGAGAGCAGCTAATCAAGCTATGGCGGCACGTGGTCTATCTGCCTCTAGTATGGCAGGGATGGCTATTGTACAGGCAAGCATGGAAGCAGCACTACCTATTGCACAGATGGATGCATCTAACAAACAACAAATGGCTATGATGAAAGCAGAACAACGTGCTAAGTTTATGGGCATGGAGTTTGATCAAAACTTTCAAACTAAAGTTAAGAATGCTGCACGTATATCAGAGATAGCAAACATAAACTTTAGTGCAGAACAAACCATCGCACTAGAGAATGCTCGTATGGCTCAGACAGTAGATCTAGCTAACCTGTCAAACAGACAAGCTAAAGTTATGGCTGATGCAGCTACCATGACACAAATGGATATGGCTAATTTAGATAACAGACAACAAGCAGCAGTACAGAATGCACAGGCTTTCTTGCAGATGGACATGGCAAACTTAGACAACACACAACAAATGACTATGTTTAAAGGACAAGAGACTGCCAACTCAATACTTAGTGACACTGCTGCCATGAATGCAGCAAGACAATTTAATGCATCTTCTCAAAACCAAACAGATCAGTTCTTTGCGTCACTTGGATCACAGGTATCACAGTTTAATGCAGAACAAAGCAATGCTATAAAACGTTTCAATGCTGGTGAAACAAATGCATTAGCTCAGTTTAACACAGCACAGAACAATGCACGTGAACAGTTCAACGCACAGAACCATCTTGTGATTGCACAGGCTAATGCTCAGTGGGCGCAGAACATTACCACAGCAGAGAATGCAGCAGTCAATCAAGCTAATCGTGACGCAGCTATAGCATCAAATAATTTAACCATGACAGGATACAACAACGCTGTACAACGTGAGCGTGACATATTAGCATGGGCATGGGAAGCAGGACAGAATCAGAAAGAAAGAGATAAAGCCATTGCTGTAGCAACTATTGAAGCTACTGATGGTGAATCTTCAGGTAACTTGATAGCGGATTCAGCAGGTAGCTTATTATCAAAGATAGTAAACTCAGCTATTGATTCTTTTGTACCAGATATTGTAGACGCAATAAACCCCTTTGACTAAGAAAGATTTATAATGGCATATAATCCTAATTCATATTTTAATTATGAGGCTGGACGTGGGAGTATATATAGCTCTCCACCTAAGAGTAAACCTAAGAATGCTAACCAACAGGCTGCTAAATCAATGGGTTCTGCAGGTATAGGTGGCCTTGGTGGTAAGCCTACTACAACTGCTGCAAAAAAGATTCAAGATAATTTTAGAAGAGAAACACAAAAAGATAGTGGTAGTACCTATGATGAAATAGCCTTACCTACTGAAGCAGAAGTAGATAAAGGAATTAAAAAAGGATTAGGATCTCCCGACAAATCAGATGATGACAAAGACCAATCACCTATAGAGAGAATAAAAAGTACCCTTGATAGTGTGTCAGAAATGATGGGTCTAGGCAAACCTAAGAAACCAAAAAAAGCAGCATACACACCAGATAAAATCTATAGTACTGCTGCGTTTAGAGCTAGGTCTGATGACCCTATTGATTTGAACGCACAAAACAGAAGGATAGATGCTGCACTAGACTTTGAAAACAGAGTGCCTATGGCATACTTACCTGCTGGTGGTACTTACGATGAGATAACAAAACAAAGGGGCGCTGATGAGCGTAATCAAAAGAAAATGGCAGAATCTATTAACGCTACAATAGCACAACTCTACGCTGCTAATGATCCTGCAAGACAGTTTTATCAGTCTAATGTACCTATGGATCAGAGAATATTTGAACCAGAGCTAGGGTATGACGAAGTACCACAGGTTCTTACAGAAGGGCTGGGATCAAAGAAAGAAAAGCACAAAGTTAAAAAGGGTGACACTTTATCTGAGATTGCACAAGCTAATGGAACTACTGTTGAAGAGCTTGTAAGATTAAACGACATAGAAGATAAAGATGTAATAGATGTAGGCCAAGAAATAAAACTATCTGATACAGCTAATGTAAATAACCCACAGACACAAGAAGAAATGATAGATACTGAAGATGAAAGTCTACGCTTCGGAACAGCAAGTGGACCAACTTTTTCTACTACAGTAGATAGTACATATACAGACTTTGTTGATAATGAAGAAGAAGGTAGTACAGCGCATGTAGGACAAGAAGGTGCTATAACTCTTATGGGTGGTGTGGTAGCTGATAACCTTTCTTATGATGGAGAAAAGGTAACAAGTAATACAGGTTATACATCTTCAAGCTTTGACGCATCTAAGTTAGACTCATCTAAGGCCACTAAAAAAATATATGTAGGAAAAGATGCTAGTGGAAAGGATAAATACAAAACTGTTAAACGTACTGACTATGCTACAGATAAAGACTTTACCAAGGCTGTTTTAAAAGTTTTTGAAGATGTAGTAGCTGCTGGTGCTGGAGACGATTATGATGATTTGTCTGACGGTGCTAAAAAAGCAATGGTTAAATTATCTTGGAATAATGGAACAAGATGGGCAAACTATAATACATCTAAAGCCTTATATAAAGAAATGGCAAAAGAAACTAAAGACTTAGATACTGTAGCTGAAGGTATGCTAAACTACTCTACAGTATCAGGGTCAGGCGCTTCTATAGGCGTATCTAAAGCACGAGCAAATGCTTGGAATGCAGCACGTGATGAGCATGGAGGAGTAGAAATAACTAAGATTGTTGCAGACAATACAGGAACTAAAACAAAGTTTAACTACTATGATGTTGCAGGAAATCTAGTACACAC